TTTACGACAAATGCGAAGGGTTCAGAAACTTTATAAACGGCATTGTTGAAAAAATAAAAGCAATTTTCGGCGCGATTGTCGGGTGGTTTTACAACAATGTGATACAGCCGCTTATAAACATATTTGCGCCGATAGTACAAAAAATCGGTGAGATTTTCGCAAAGTTGTGGGAAATAATCACCGTGTTATTCGGGGTTCTTGCGTCATGGTTCAATGACAAAGTAATTACCCCCGTTGTTGATTTTTTCCGTACCCTCATTGCGGCGATAGGCGGCATTTTCCAAAAGGTATGGGACACGATAACGGGTATTTTTTCCGTTGTTGTCGGGTGGTTTTCCGCAAAGTTTACGGCGGCGTGGGACGCGATAAAAGCCGTCTTTGCCGTTGTCGGGGCGTTCTTTTCGGGAGTATGGGACAAAATAACGGGTGTATTTTCCGTTGTGACGGGGTGGTTTTCCGCAAAGTTTACCGAAGCATGGGAAGCCGTCAAGTCCGTGTTTTCGACCGTCGGGGCGTTCTTTCAAGGGATATTTGACAAAATCAAGGCAATATTTACGGCAATCGGTACAACGATAGGTAACGCCATAGGCGACGCCTTCAAGTTTGTTGTCAACTCAATCATAGGCTTTGCGGAAGGCATGATTAACAAGTTTATAGGCGCAATCAATAAGGCAATCGGGCTTATAAACAAAATCCCCGGCGTAAACATTGAGCCGTTGACCTTGCTTGACATACCGCGCCTTGAAAAAGGTTCAAGCAGTACGCCCGATACCTTTATAGCGGGCGACGTAGGCGGCAAGGGCGGGGAGCTTGTCACAAACGCGAAGGGGCGCAAAGTTTTTACGGCGGCGCAAACGGACGCGGTATTAAACAACCTTAACAAATTAAAGGCAATCACAGCCGCGACCGACAAGCAAAAGTCCCCGTCAATCATGGAGCGCGTGGGCGGCTTTTTCGGCGCGGTCAGAAACGCCGCGGCGCAAAAACAGGAAGCGGCGTTGACACAATCCCCGTTGCCATCCATGCCGTCAAGCGGCGGCGGGCAGTCCTTTACGATACAGTACAGCCCGACAATACACGTTGACGGAAACAAGCCGGGGGACTTGGAGGAAAAACTTAAACAAAATAACGAATCCTTGTTGCAAATGTTCAAAGAGTATTTGAGAGGGCAGCGGGAGGACGAAAGGCGGATGGGCTATGCTTAGAACATATATAACGACTTCGGGCGATATGTGGGACATGATAGCGTTAAAAACGCTTGGGAACGAAGCACACAAAGACGCGCTTATAAAAAGCAACCTCAAACATAGGCGCGTTTATGTTTTCCCCGCGGGCGTTACGCTTACAATACCCGTTATAACGGTCAAGCCGCCGTCAACCTTGCCGCCGTGGAAACGGGGGGCGGGGTTATGAGTAAAAGCGATTTAGCCCGCCGGACGGAAATTGCGGTAAAAATAGGCGGCGTTGACGTTACCGACGACATTAACAAATACCTTTTGCAGTTGACCTATACCGACAACGAGGAAGATAAAACGGACGATTTGCAAATATCCATTGACGATAGGGAGGGTATTTGGCTTGAAGATTGGTTAAGCGGGCGGTCCGAATCGGACACGCCGCCGCCGCCCGTTCCCGTTAAAAGCGCGGGCGGGGAGTTAAAAACAGGGGACACGGTAGAGTTTACGGGCGGCAACCACTTTGTAAGTTCGGTTGCCACCGCCCCCGCGGGCGGAAGCCGCACGGCGGGGCTTGCTAAACTTACAAACATAGCAAAAGGCGCACGGCAACCGTACCACGTTATCGGTATCAGCGGTTCATCAAACGTATACGGGTGGGTTACGGAAGGGCAAGTAAGGGCGCAGGGCGGCGCGGCGGAGGAAACGCAACAAGAATCACAGGACGGCGGGGACGATAGCGCAAAGGGCGCGACAATCGCCGCCGTTATTATACAAAAAAACTTTGATTCGGACGGCAAAGACCGCGTACTTGATTGCGGCACTTTTGAAATTGACAGCATTGACACTTCGGGACCGCCCGCAAAAGTATCATTGAAAGCAACGTCCCTTCCCTATTCGTCAAGCGTCCGCATGGAGCAAAAAACAAAGGCGTGGGAAAAAATAAAACTTTCCGCGATAGCGGGCGAAATCGCAAGCAAAAACGGCATGGTGTGTATGTTTGAATCGTCCTTTGACCCGCTCTATGACAGGCGGGAGCAGGTTCAAATATCCGATATTGTTTTTTTACAAGGACTTTGTAAGAACGCGGGCATATCGCTCAAAGTGACGGAGGGCATTATAGTTCTGTTTGATGAAAACACTTATGAGCAAAAGCCCGCCGTCCGTGAAATAAAGCGCGGCGCGGCGGACGTTAAAACATACCGCTTCGGAACGTCAACAAACGATACAAAGTACAGTAAATGCCGCGTAAGCTACACCGACCCCGCAACCGGGCAAACGATTGAATACACATACACGCCGAGGAACGCAGACCCCGAAGCCCCCGTGCTTGAAATCAACGAGCGGGTAAAAACGCGGGAGGAAGCCCGCAACCTTGCAATGCGCCGCTTGCGGCAAAAAAACAAGGCGGAGTTTACGGCGGAGTTTACGCTTGTCGGGGACGTTCGGCTTGTCGCGGGCGTTACGGTTGAAGTTATCGGGTGGGGCATGTTTGACGGCAAATATATCATTGAAACCGCCGTACACAGCGTAACGGCAAGCGGTTACACCTTGCAAGTGAAATTACGCCGCGTATTGGAGGATTATTGATGAACGATTATAAAGCCTTAATGAATATAGTCCGCGTGGGTACGGTCAGTTCGGTGGACGTCGATAACAGGATAGCGCGGGTGGCGTTTGCGGACAAACAGGACGCGGAGGGCAAGCCCCTCATATCGGGACCGCTCAAAATCTTGCAAAATCAACCCCTTATTACGATTGAAAAGTGGGTAACAGAGGTGGGCGAGGAAAACAAGTGGGATTATGAAGCGGCATACAACTCACACCCCCGCAAGTTAGGGCTTGGGGAATCGTATGTAAAAGATACATACGCGACCCGCAAGGACGTTATCAAAAACAGTAAAATTATTAAGTATGAAAAGCGCGAAACAATAAACGAAAACGGCGCGGTTATTTGCACTTGCCCCGGCGCGACACACGGGGACGTTTGCCACATACACGGCGTTATTGAAAATAAGCCGCACCGTCAAACCGTGACCGTGTACCCGTGGTTGCCGTATGTCGGGCAATTAGTTGTTTGTATATACCTTCCGAACGGCGAAAGTGACGGCTTTGTGATAGGGGGTATTTGATTATGGCAACAATCGGGACTTTGGGCAATATCGTTTTTGCCGTTTCCCGCCGACAAGTAAACACGTTCGACGGTATGAAATGGGAAAGTTCCGCGCAATATGCGGAGCATAACAGGCACTTAAAAGACGTATTGCTTGAATTTACAGGGACGGACGCGGATAAAATCAACTTTTCAATGTATTTTTCCGTCTTTTTGGGGGTTGACCCGTTGACGGAAATAACAAAGTTATTATCCGCCGAACGCAGCGGGCGGGTAATGCGCCTTGTCATAGGCAACAAGGCATACGGAAAGCACAGATGGGTTATTGCAAGCACATCAAAAGCACTTGAAAGGTTCGACAGCAAAGGCAATATGCTCATTGCGCGGGTGAATGTTTCACTAATAGCATACGCGGGGAGGTAGTTTTTATGGCGTACACGATAACAGCGGACGGGCGGGCGGTGATAAACCTTGCCCCCGAATCGGTCACGGAGGAAGTTTTACAGAACATAACAATGATATTGTTGACGCTTAAAAACACCGCGCCGCTTGACCGTAACTTCGGACTTTCCGCCCGTTTTTTAGATAAACCGACACCCGCCGCCGAAGCAATACTTGTCGCGGAGATATTTGACGCGATAGAGGAATACGAGCCGCGGGCGGAAATTGTCAATATTTCCTTTGAGCGGGACGAAGGGAACGGCAAAGTTATCCCGCGTTTGGAGGTGGTAATACATGACGAATAAAGACAGGCGATTCCCCGATATAAGTTTTGTCAACACGGACACGGAAACGCTCACAAACAACCTTATAAAAGGGTATGAGCTTATAACGGGGCGGCGGCTTTTTCCGGCAGACCCGGCGCGGCTCTTTATTTTATGGATTGCGGATATTATTGTACAAGAGCGGGTAATAATCAACGAATCGGCAAAGCAGAATGTCCCGAGGTATGCCGAGGGTGAATATTTGGATTCCCTTGCGGAAATATTCAAGGACACGGAGCGGTTACAACCGCAACCCGCCCGAACGACATTGCGCTTTTTCCTTTCAACCGCCCGCCCTTCGGCTCAAACAATCCCGAGAGGGACGCGGGCGACGGTTGACGGGGCAATAACCTTTGAAACAACGGACGCGCTCACGATACCGCCGGGGGCGTTACACGGCGACGCCACAGCCGTTTGCCTTTTAGCGGGTACAATCGGCAACGGCTTCACGCCCGGACAGATAGCGCAAATTATTGACCTTTTCCCATTTTATGAGCGGGTGGAAAATACAACAACGAGCGACGGCGGCGCGGATATTGAAACGGACGAAGCCTTTTATGAGCGATTGCGTGAAAGCATGGAAACCTTCAGCACGGCGGGACCGTTAGGCTCATATATATATTGGACTAAAACCGCGTCCGCGAGGATAACGGACGTAAAGCCGACAAGCCCGACCCCCGGACACGCCGACATTCGCGTATTGCTTGAAAACGGGGAGTTCCCCGACGCGGAAATGATACAGCAGATACACGAAACATTGACGGGGGGTAATGACGGCGTAAGACCGTTTACCGATTATGTGACCGTATCGCCGCCCGAGCCGAAGCCTTTTGACATTGACGCGACCTATTATATACCCGCGCCGCGGATAAACAGCGCGGCATTGATACAAGCGGAAACGGAAAGGAAGTTGACGGAGTACATCAAGTGGCAAACCGAAAAGATGGGGCGCGACATCAACCCGTCAAAGCTCAATGAATTTCTTATGAGCGCGGGAATAAAACGGGTTGACATACGAAGCCCCGGCTTTGTCATTGTCGAGGACACGGCGGTGGCGGTGAAGCGGAATGTAAATTTGATATACGGGGGGATAGAAAATGACTAATACCGTATATGATATTGATTTTACCCGCGCACTTCCCGACCCGTTAAAAAATGATGATAACATGCTTGCGCTTGGGCGGATTATTGCGGGGGAGCTTCAAGAAAATATACGGCTTGCCCGCCTTACCGTCATTTACGCCCGTATTGACGAATTGGAGGAAAAAATACTTGATATTTTAGCGCGTGACCTCCACGTTGATTGGTACGACGATTCTTACCCGATAGCGGCAAAGCGGCAAGTTATCAAAGACAGCGTAAGGGTTCATAAGAGGTTAGGGACAAAATACGCCGTTGTCACCGCGTTGGGAAGTGTTTTCCCTCATACGGAGGTTGAAGAGTGGTACGAATACGGCGGCAAGCCTTTTTGTTTTCGGATATTGCTTGACATGACCGAAGCGAAAGCCACCGCCGATTATTCGCAGATTGTCAAAGCGGCGCAATTTTACAAACGCTTGACCGCTCACTTGGACGAAGTTATATATCAAATGTCCGCCACGGTTGAAATCAGCATTGAAACAACCGTATACACCTATACGCCGTATCGGACGGGCATGTACAACGCGGGGACGCACCCGCGCCGCGATACGATAGGCAGGGTAAAAGGCGCGGGCATAGAAGCACGGGCGGCGGGAGCGGGCTATACAATCGGCTTTACGCCGACAGGCACAAAGCCGGGGCGTTCAACACAAGCCGCTTTACGGCAACACGAAATACGGGCGGACACCGACCCGCAAGCGTTTACACATAAAACGGGTATGACGGGGCAATACGCAGCGGGCGAAAACCCGCGCCGGGAAACAGGCGGCGGCGCGGTGGCGGCTCATGTCGAAATGAAAACGGACACGGCGCGACACGGCTTTACAAGCCCGAGGACAGGGACAAAGCCCGAGCGGGACATAACATTTATAAACCTTAACAATGACGTTTCCCCCGATATTGCGGCGGAAGCGTTTTTGTATGCCGTCGAAATGACAGGCAAGGCAAGCGCGGGCGAAAAACCCCGCCGAAACGAGGGCGGACAAGCGGGCGAAGGGGGCGTTTTGCCCGTTGTTACGGTTGAATCGTTCTCATTCCGTGTCAAGCGTTGCGGTACGTCCAAAACAAAAAAATAATGCAAAGGAGTGAAAATCAATGCCAATTCTCACAGCTTCAGCCATTGAGGGCTACAAAAAGGACACGGACAGAAAAATAGCGCGGGCGCGTTATCGTATCGGCACGACATGGCACGACGCGCCGATACACAGACGGGAGCGGCTAAAAGACGGGCGGGTGGCGGTTTACTTTTCCATTACGCCCAACATAAGCGGCAACGTCACAATCACGGAGGTACAGCTTTTTGACACAAATAACGATTTGTGGGCAACAAACGCCGAAAATATTTTATTAAGCGGCGTACAAAGCGGGGTATTATATCGCTTCGCGTTTGATTTTAGGGAGGTGTAAAGGAATGTACAAACGGCAGTATTGGCAAGACCATGTAACGCAATTTGAAAACCGTTACAGAGAAACAACAAACCCCGACGGCAGTATACAGCATACCCCCGTTGAAGGGGAAATATTGCAAGAGGGAACGCCGCAAAACGCCCGCAATTTCAACAATGCGGAGGAAGGCATATTTGCGGCGAACGCAACGGCGGCGGAGCTTACCCGTGTTGCGCTTCAGCAAGGGCGGGCAATCGGTAAAATCAAGGGCGAAACGGGGACGGTCACGCTCACAAATACCCTTGCGTACCCGTTCAACAACTCAATCGTCACCGTATCGCTTGCGGAGCGGCGCGACACAACGGATTATACCGTTGACGTTGACGCAAGCGCGGCAATCAGCGGCGGCGGTATCGGGCGCATTGTCATTACCGACAAACTTGTAAACGGCTTCAAAATCGCATTTACAGGGGCGGCGGCTTCCGTGACCGCAAAATATATCGTTCGCGGGGGTGTAATGTAATGGCAAATGTACACATC